TGACTGTCCTGTAGAACGTAACACTACAAAGGTGCGTGTCATTAAGAACCGTTTCAGTGGTATGACAGGATTGTGTAGCACGCTGTTCTTTGATAGTGATACGAACCGTCTCCGAGAAGTCATGTCACACAACAATGAGTTAGTCTGATGCCGTTATTAATGCAACAAATACTATCTACACAAGATGTAGACATCAATAAAGGTGTACACTATGTCTTTTTAGATAATGATAAAAGACAACCAGTAAGTCAGGGCGCAGTCTTTCTGTCCAGACACAAAAGAGGTATAGGACTGCGT